GCTCTCATATCCGTCGGACTTTCCGTATGATAAGGCTCTCGACGGCAGAGAATTTGCGTGTTTTCTCCGAAATGTAAAAAACGCTTATAAAAAAGCGGGTATTGATTTTCGCAGCATGTACAGCGTCGAGCTTGGGGAGAAAAACGGCAGACCGCATTATCACCTTGCTTGCTCCGGAGAGCTTGGCGCAAAAATTCTCAAAGAAAAATGGAATAAGCGTTTCACAAAGAACCCAAAGGTAAACTACATTCACACGTCGCATCTTATTTTCACAAGAACGGGTCTTGCCGGAGCTGCTTTTTACCTGTCGAAAGATCCAAGACTCTGCTACCGGTCGTATGTGTGCTCAAAGAATTTGAAACAACCACCTAAAAGCCAGCGCGACGGACGTATCAGCGGACGAAAGCTCCAAGAGCTGAGAAATGACATATATAATGCCGAGCTCTTCGAAAAATTGTATCCCGGTTATGTTTTCGTCGATGCCGATCCTCGTCTCGAAATGTACGATATCAACGAATACGGCGAAGCCGAGAAGATAGATTTTCCATACATAACGATTCGACTCTACAAAAGAGACAGTAAATATATCTTACGCGACAAAGAATACGCATAAGGAGTGAGTCAATGAGCAATAATTTTCAAAATCAAATACCGATACCGACGGAAGCTCAGGAGCAGGAAGCGCTGTTCCGATGGGCTGATTTTGCTGTGGGCAAATATCCGGAAATTAAGTTTTTATATCACATACCCAATGAGGGCAAACGTAGTGTTTATAACGGTGCTGCCATGCGTCGTCAAGGTCTGAAAAAAGGTGTGCCCGATCTCTGCTTACCTGTACCATCCGGCAAATATCACGCGCTTTACATAGAGATGAAGCGGAAAGGTGAAAAGCCGAGCTTGCAACAGCTCAATTGGCTTGATAACCTCAACCTCCTCGGCAACCGTGCTGTTTGGTGTCAAGGCTGGGAAGAAGCGGCAAAAGAAATGGAAAGATATTTGAGGGGTGAATAGTTATGCCGAGAGAGTATTCGCAAGCACTTGCCGATTATGCTATTTCAAGAGAACGTTATCTTGAACTGAAACACAAGTGTTATCAATACCCGGAGTGGATACGGGATCGCAACGATAGTTACGAGTTGTCGGCTGGCAACTTTGACGGAATGCCTAAGGGCAGTTCCGGCGCAACATCCGTTGTTGAGCGAAAAGCGGACAAAGCAATGAAATCCACCGAGCTTGTAGATCTTGTGGAGCATTGCTTACACGATGCCGCCGACGGCGATATAGGTGTTATCCCGGAGCTTCGGAAAAATGTTTGTTACGGTGTGCCGTACATTGCGCTTGCCATCCCGTGTGATAAGAATAAATTTACAAAATACCGCCATAAGTTTTACTATCTCCTCGACAAAAAGGTCTAACTTGTGGAGATGAGGAACAAGAAACCTGCTAAGATAAATATAACGAAAATAAACAAAAGCCGTGTTGAGCTGGATTGCACCCGCTCGATGCGGCTTTTTTGAGGGTGAGAATATGAAAACACTCGCCGAGCTTGCAGAGGATTATAAGTCACAAGCCGATCACATTAAATCTCAGATTGAAACTATCCCGGAACGCACAGATGATTATAATCTCAAGCATAAGCGTGCTGTGCTCTGGGATATGTGGAGTGAGGCTATGGAAAATTACTATAAGCTGAGAAACTATTACAACAAATGACGCAAAAAGAATTTTACAAATCAATGCCGTGGCTGAGAGCTCGTCAGGCATTTGTTAGCTCTCGGATACTTATCGACGGAGGTATGTGTCAGGTCTGCGGCGAACGTCCCGGGAAGATTGTCCACCATACTGTATGGCTTAACGACGTTAACTGTAACGATCCGGATATAGCGCTCAATCCTGAGCTTCTCCGGTATGAGTGTCAGCTCTGTCACAACAAGGAAGTTGATCCAAAGAAAAGTAATAAGGACATAGGCCGAGCTTGTTACTTGCCTGATGGCACAGTCGTTAAACGTGGAAATTATTAAGCGCTCCCCCCCTAAAAGCAAAATCGTGGTGAGTCGATTTGACCGAACGCCCCTCTTTAATTTTACCCTGCGGGTCGCGTATGCGTGGTGTAGAGGGGGTGTGGTGGTGTAGTTATGAGGTGATTATTTGAGCGAAAAAGAAACAGAAGAAACGAAGTTAGAGAAAATCCAAAAAGAACAGAAAAAAATCAAGAAAATTTTTAAAGATCTCGACGAAAACAAGAAAAGACTGGTAAATCCCCTCATTGAAAAAGCTGCATTTATGTCTGTGACACTTGACGAGCTGCAAGCGACAATTAATGACGAAGGCTGCGTTTCCGAGTATAAAAACGGTGAAAATCAATACGGCACGAAGAAAAGCCCCGAGGTTGAAATCTATCTCAATATGTCAAAAAATTACGCTGTGATTATCAAACAGCTCACCGAGCTTGTTCCTCCGTCGAAGCGCAAAAACTCAAAACTTGAGAAGCTGAAAAAGGAAAAATGATACGCAACTATATCATCGAATATAACAAGGCGATCTTATCCCGCAAAGTGCGAGTTGGTAAGTGGATCAAGAAGATTTACTCGTTAATTTGTCAAAAAATTGAGTCAAAAGAATACTTTTTCGACGCAAAGAAAGCCGAAAAAGCTATTGAATATATTGAAAATTTCTGCCACCACAGCAAAGGCAGAAACGACCTTATCACGCTTGAATTGTGGCAGAAAGCGGCCGTCAGTGCAATGTTCGGCATTGTTGACGAAAACGGCACACGCATCTTTCGTGAGGTGTTTATCGTCATTGCAAGAAAAAACGGTAAATCGCTTTTTGCCTCGGCAATAATCAGCTATATGGCGTATATTGAGGACGAATACGGACAGGAAATCTATTGCCTTGCGCCGAAGCTCGAACAAGCCAATCTCGTTTATGACGGCTTTTATCAGATGATCCAGCTTGAGCCGGAGCTCGCCGAGCTTGCAAGGAAACGACGAAGCGACATTTACATTTCCGAAAGCAACACGGTAATAAAACCGATTGCCTTTAACGCTAAAAAAAGCGACGGTTTTAACCCTCAGCTCGTTGTCTGTGACGAGCTTGCGGCCTGGCAAGGCGACGCCGGGTTAAAGCAGTACGAAGTTATGAAATCCGCCCTCGGAAGCAGAACACAACCGATGATTCTCTCTATTTCAACCGCCGGATATGTTAATGACAGTATATATGACGAGCTGATGAAGCGTTCAACCGCATTTCTTCTCGGGAACAGCAACGAAAAGAGACTCCTTCCCCTGCTCTACATTATCGACGATGTTGAAAAGTGGAATGATCTTGAAGAGTTGAAGAAAAGCAATCCAAACCTTGGAGTCAGTGTCACGGAGGATTTTTACCGCGAAGAAATAGCCATTGCAGAGCAATCGCTTAGTAAAAAGACTGAATTCTTAACGAAATATTGCAACATAAAGCAGAACAGCTCTGTTGCGTGGCTTCCATATGAAGTTATCGACGCTTTGACGGGTGAAAAGCTGGATCTGAACGACTTCAGAGAATGTTATTGCGTCGGCGGAATCGACCTTTCTCAAACAACAGACTTAACGGCTTGCTGCATCATCATTGAAAAAGACGGTAGACTGTATGTTTTTGCACAATTTTTTATGCCGAGAAACAAGATTGATGAGCTTCAAGAGCGCGAAGGTGTTCCGTATAGAATCTATGAAAAGCAGGGCTTAATCAAGCTCTCAGGCGATAATTACGTCGATTATAACGATTGCTTTAAGTGGTTTGTAAGACTTGTCGAAGAATACCACGTTTACCCGCTGCAGATAGGTTACGACCGCTATTCTGCGCAGTACCTCATCCAGCAGATGAAAGCCTACGGCTTCCACATGGACGACGTCTATCAAGGCGAAAATCTTACACCGGTTATCTATGAAGCTGAGGGCTTGATGCGTGACGGAAAGCTGCGAATCGGTGATAATAACCTGCTTAAAGCGCATCTGTTAAACACAGCTTTAAAAGTAAATTCGGAAAGTCGCAGAGTACGAATTATCAAAGTTGATCAACGCTGTCACATTGACGGCTGTGCTGCTTTACTTGACACATTAACTGTCCGGCAAAAGTGGTTTGAAGTCATTGGAGAACAGCTCAAAAATGCGGCATAAAGGAGTTTCTAAATGGGATTATTTGAAAAAATATTTAAAAATAAAAATCAAAAAGCAAATGTAAATGGATATTTTAAAATGCTTGACGGATATACACCCGTCTACACGACCTATGACGGCGGTGTCTACGAAATGGAGTTAACTCGAGCTTGCATCCATACATTTGCAAATCACGTCTCAAAGCTGTCGCCGGATGTTACGGGCGCGGATCTTGGAAGAATAAAAACTCTGCTCAACAATAAGCCTAACCCGTGGATGACGTCGGCGCAGTTTTTGTATAAGGTAGCGACGATTTACGAGACGCAAAACACCTGTTTCATTGTCCCGATTCTTAACGAGCTCGACGAAATATCCGGATATTATCCGGTAAATCCGAGGCTTGTTGAGTTTGTCAATGTTGCCGGCAGTCCGGAACTGTGGGTTAAGTTTACTTTTAGCAACGGTCAAAAAGCGGCGGTTGAGCTACCTCAAGTCGGAATTATCAACAAGTTTCTCTATCGTTCGGACTTAAGGGGAGAAAGCAACTCAGTTCTTGACCCGACGATGAAGCTACTCGATATGCAAAATCAAGGCATTCGGGAGGGAATCAAGAACAATTCAAGGTTCCGCTTCACCGCCCAGTATGCTAATTATCTAAATTCCAAAGACTTAAAAACGGAGCGTGAAAAATTTTCAAAGGAAAATTTTTCCGGCAGTTCCGGCGGAATGCTGCTTTTTCCGAACACGTATACCAACATCAAGCAAGTCGACAGCCAGCCGAGAGTCGTTGATACCCAGCAGATGAAGGTTATACAAGATCGTGTGTACACTTATTTCGGCACAAACGATGAAATTTTGCAAAACAAGGCTGTCGGCGATCAGTGGTCGGCATACTACGAGGGAAAAATTGAGCCTTTTGCAATCCAGCTCAGCCAAGCAATGACGGCAATGACATACAGCAATTTGCAGATTTCTCGCAGTAATGCGATTATGTGGAGCTCCAATCGCCTCCAGTATATGACAAATGCCGAAAAGTCAGCAATGATCCAGACGCTGTTTGATCGTGGTTTGCTCAGCACCAATATGGGAATGGATATTCTGAATCTGCCGCACGTCGAAAACGGCGACAAATTTTACATTCGCCGTGATTATGTCGAGCTTGGTGCCCTCCCGGCTGATACGGTTACAACGGATAACAACAAAAAAGGAGAGATAAACAATGACCCCGAATCATAAAACAAAATTTAAAAATAATTGTCAAACAAGGTATATGCCGATATTCGGCGCCGGTTCCGGTCAGAAGCTCATTGACACCAACTACTACATAGAGGGCTATGCGGCACGCTATGAGCCTTATGTCCTCTTTAATGACGGCGAAAATGATTATTACGAGCAATTTGACAGGAGTTGTTTTACAAATTGCGATATAACGGACGTTATATATCTTTATGATCACGCAGGAAAAGTCCTTGCAAGGATAAGCAATAAAACTCTTATTGTCGAGCCGAGAGACGAAGGCTTGTTTTTTGCCGCAGATCTCGGAAAAACCGAGGCTGCCCGAACTCTCTACGATGAGATTTGTGCAGGTATGATTACCAAAATGTCGTGGAGATTTGCGCTTGGAGATTATGATTATGATCCAAAGACGAGGACATTTACACACCGAACTGTCAAAAAAATCTACGATGTGTCCGCCGTGAGCATTCCGGCGAACAACGATACTGAAATCAATGCTCGTTCTTGGGCTGACGGAGTGATCAGTCTGAAAGCACGGAGAGATGCAGAGCTTGAGAATAAACGAAAAAAACTTGAAATCAAATTAAAAATTGGAGGATCTTTATGAAGAACAAAAGACTCAAAGAAATTGAAGAAAGACTCGCCGAGATCAAGGGTATAGTTGATTCCGACGAGAACGTTGAGGACATCGACGCTCTCAACACAGAGGCTGACCAGCTTTTAGCCGAAAGGAATAAAATCCTTGAAAATATCCAGAATTACCAGCAACTCCGTCAGAAAATCGCTGACGGCTCCATCGGTACATCTGTCAATATCGGCGGTAATATCGACGCTGAGAATTTCGAGGAGAGGGCGAAAAAGTTTGCATTGACAAAAAGGACAAGCATCGCTACAACTCAGCTCAGAGCGGCGCTTGTGAGCTCCGGTAAGTTGGCAACGCCTACGGCAGTCAGCGGAATCAATGATACCGTCGGTGCAAAGCACAGCTCAATCATCGATCTTGTAAAGATTGTTGATTGCGGCGGTATGGGATCGAACAAGGTTGCTTACATCGACACAGACGCCGATGCAGCGGCAGAACATACAGAGGGTTCAGCGGCAACCGCTAAGGAAGCAACATTCGGCTATGTCGAAATCACGCCGAAAACGCTCGCTACATATGCTCAGATTTCGGAGCAGGCAAAGAACCAGACGCCGCTCCAGTATGAGGCTAAGGTTCAGGAGCAGGCTCTTATTTCGCTCCGCAAGGCGGCCGTTAAACTTGTTATCTCCAAGCTCAAGGCATCAGCCCTCAACAAAGCCGTCGACGCATCTGTTTCTTCTGCGAAAAAGGGCATCCTTGACGAAAACACCCTTACTGACTTTCTCCTTGAATACGGCGGAGATGAAAGCGTTGTCGGAGAAGCAGTGCTTTTCCTCAACAAAAAGGATCTTCGCGCCATCGGCAAAATCAGAGGAACACAGGACAAGAAGAAGGTTTATGAGATCGTTCCTGACGGCTCAAACCCGAACGTTGGAATCATTAAGGACGGCGGACTTGCGATCAAGTATTGCATTTGCTCCGAGCTTGCAGCTTGCGTAGATACCGCACAGGGTTCGGCGGCTATTCCGACAATGTTCTACGGAAATCCGCAGTGCCTTGAGCTTGATCTCTTTACCGACTACCAGGTTAAGGTTTCTGAGGAATTTGCATTTACGTCGCTTATGGATACAATTCTCGGATCTGTCAGCCTCGGCGCCGATGTCGTTGCAAAGAACGGCTTTGTCTCACTGACAATTCCGGCTTCAGCTTGATCGGAGGCTTACGATGGCAAGCCCTACTATTATCCAAAAAATCAAAACGGACCTGAGAATAAGGCACGCCGAGCTTGATGAGGATATATCCGATAACATCGACTCTTGTGTTGCTGACTTATCCTTATGCGGTGTTAGTGTTGATGATGATTGCGTACTTGACCGCAACATAGTTAATGCAATTAAATTGTGGTGTAGGTCAAGATACACCCACGACATTGAGGAGGCTAAACTCTATGAACAGCGGTACAACTCCGTTAAATCAACGTTAATGTCCTCCAAGGGTTATAGGAGGGCTGACGATGATACAGATGAATAATGTCGTTACGCTCATCTGTGGAAAAACCGTAAAAGATGCTGAGGGTTATCCGACCCTCAGCATTATTTCCGAATCAGAGGTTTTTGCGGATGTATCATCTGTTAAACGTCAGCAAAAAGACTCTGCATATCGTCGAGGATACAACGCAACGCTCACGGTAAGGATTCAAAAATCCGAGTATCAGGGCGAGCAATTTTTAAGATTTGAAAGCAAATGCTTTGAAATCAAAGAGTCGTACAATCTGGACGGAGATACAGTCGAGCTCACTTGCTCGGATATGAGGTGTTTAAATGGCGGATTTTCAGCTTTACTTTGATGAAAATCTTTTTAAAGAATTTGAAAAGCTCTCCAATATCGACGGAGTTTCCGAAAAAATGCTGAAAGAAGCGAGTCCGATTGTTGTTGAGTCAATGAAAAGTGAATTGAAGTTACACAAGCAAACATCCGAGCTTGTTAACTCCGTAAAGCCCACAAAACCAAAGCGGAATAAAAATGGCGACAATGTCGTTATAGTCCGTCCGACCGGTAAGAGTACGACAATGATTGCCGAAAGCGGTAAAACCTACGTCCGCAAAAAGCCTGTTCGCAATATGGAAAAGCTCGCCTCGCTTGAGTTTGGTAATTCTCACGGTCAAAAGCCTACATCGGTTATCGAAAAGGTTATTAAAAGCACCGAAAACGCCGTACTCGACAAAATGACGGAGGTTTACAATAAGGAGATCGAACTATGACACTTATTCAAAAACTGGACGAGACGCTCTCAGAATTGAATATAACGTTTTACCCGGGCTATTATCAAGGCAGCGGCGAAGATTACGGCATATATGAGGGCATCGTCGAAAGTACGGAGATTTCGGCAGACAATGAGCCTCAAATAACTGTATATCAATGCAACGTACATTTATTTGTTAAAAGTGCACAGTCACGGAAGAAAAAAGATTTATTAAGGCTGCTCAGAGCCGGCGACTTTTCCGTCGGAGACGTCTACGAGCAGATCGAAACAGAAACAAATTACACTCACTATATCGCCGAGGTTTCGATCCTCGGCGAAAATTTTGAAACGGAGGTTTGAAAAATGGCAAGTTATAAAGGTTGCAGTCCTTTATTTGCAAAATGCAAGTCAAACAATTTTACAGACTCAAAGAACGTCAGCGTTACCCCCAAGCAAATCGGCAAGCTGATAGACATTACCATAAAACCAAACTACAAAGAGGCTACTCTCTATGCGGATGACGACATTGCGGAACAGATCAAAGAGTTTGATTCTGCTGACATAACGCTCGGCGTAGACGAAATGGATCTTGATGCCTTTACCGAGATGTTCGGGCATACATCTCAAAACGTCAAAGATCTTGCAGACGGAAAAATAATCACCGAAAAGGGAGACACACCCGCCAATTTCGGCACACACGGCCATATCTATGCTATCTCAAAAAACAATGTCACAACATTTGTTGCTTGTATGCTCCACAGGGTCAAGTTTGAACAGCCCGAGGAAAAGGTAGCAACAAAGGGTGAAACAATCACGTTTAACACACCGTCCATCACCGGCAAAGCCTACAAAGATGAGGACGGCTGCTGGAGAACAAGAGTGTTTAACATTAAAACTCTCGAAAAAGCCAAGGAAATCCTTAACAAACTTATCACAAGAGCGGAAAGCACTTTGATCGCCACGTCGTCGACTAATGGCGACACGATAATTAACGCCGAGAATCAGGGAGGTTAAAAAATGAATGCACATCTTGTTGAGTCTGAGCTCCAGACCACAAAACTCGAATTTAACGGAAAGGTCTACGAGGTCGAAGCCTCTTTGTCAGTGCTTAGAAAAGTCCAAAATCTTGACGAAAATACGGATGAATTTGATTCCGTCCAGAAGATAATTGCGTGGCTGGTTAATGATGCTATCGCACGTGACAATCTCCTTAACGGCACTCACGACAAACCCATCCCTCTTGAGTATTTCGATCTACTCATCGGTCGTAGCAATTTGAGCTATTATGAAGAGGTTGTTAACAATGTCATGAATAGCGGAAGTGTTGAAGGAACACCCGAGCTTGACGATGACGGAAACGAAACGGTTGTCACCGATGAAATGATCGAAGAATTTGGCGAGCCGACAAAAAACGCAAAAACCGAGTAAGCATTACACGATTATTTTTTATCGGAAAGTGCGTACTCGGTTTTTCTGCGTCAGAAACGTGGCATATGACGCCTGAACAAATTTTAGCACTATACAGCGAGTATATAGATTACAACTCGGGAGGTGAAAACAACGTCCAAAGTTAAAACAATAGGTGCAACCATCAAGCTCGGCGGTGAAAAGGAATATCGGAAAGCGATTTCCAGTATCAACGACTCAATGAAAGTCTTGCGATCTGAAATGAGAAAGAGCTCTGCGGAATTTGGCGATAACGCTAAAAGCCTTAAATCTCTGACTACTCAAAAAAAGCAGCTTAAGGAGCAGATCGAGCAGCAGACAGTTAAGGTCAGAACACTACGAGGTGCCGTCGAAAGCGCTACCCAAAAATACGGAGAAAATTCCAAAGAGGTCAAGAAGTGGAAAACATCTCTCAACGATGCGGAAGCCGAGCTTGCTAAAATGAATAACAGGCTTGGGGATTTAAAAAGTCAAACCTCTGGCACAAAGAAGCTGGAAATTGCATTTAAAGACATAAAATCCCGAATTTCCGAAGCAACTGAAAATATGCCGCCGACCGTTAAAGGCTTGAAAAAAATCGCCGAGGCAGGCGCCAAGGTGTCTAAGCTGACATTTAAAGCTGCGGCTGCCAGTATGGCAGCTTTCGGCGCTGCCGCCGTTGCTGCCGGTAAAGGTCTTGCAAAGGTTGTAAAGGCCTCTCTCGAAAATTTCGGAGACTATGAGCAGTTGACCGGAGGCGTGGAAACGCTTTTCAAAAAGTCCTCCGACGAAGTGAAAAAATATGCTAACAACGCCTATAAGACATCAGGACTCACGGCTAATGAGTATATGGAAACTGTAACAAGTTTCTCGGCAAGCTTGCTCCAGAGCCTCAACGGCGATACAGCGAAAGCGGCCAAAGTTGCGGATATGGCAATAACGGATATGTCTGACAATGCCAATAAAATGGGCACCGATATGGCATCTATCCAAAACGCCTATCAAGGCTTTGCAAAGCAAAACTACACAATGCTTGACAATCTCAAGCTCGGTTACGGCGGCACACAGAAAGAGATGGAGCGTCTGCTTTCCGACGCCTCAAAAATTTCCGGGCAGAAATATGATATTTCAAGCCTTAACGACGTATATCAAGCTATCCACGTTATCCAGACGAACCTCGGCATTACGGGTACAACCGCCAAGGAAGCGTCGACAACGATTCAAGGCTCTATAAAGGCGGTAAAATCCACCTTTAAAAATCTCATCACAGGTCTTGCGGACGAAAAAGCAAACATCCATCAGCTTGTCGGCAACTTCACCGATAGCGTTATTACCGCCGGCAAAAACATCATTCCGAGGATCATTACGATCGTTAAAAATGTTGGTCCTGCTATTTCCGAGACGGTCTCTACACTGCTGCCACAGCTCATCCCGGTAGCAACCGAGCTGATCAATCAGCTTGTCAACGCTATAACGCAAAACCTTAAACCTCTTATTCAGGCGGCAGTCACGATTGTTTCAACCCTTGCCAATGCCCTTACTGAAGATGACACAATAACATCAATAATTGATGCCACTCTCTATCTTGTGGACTCGATCGTCGGAATGCTCAAAAATCCTGAGCAGCTCCAAAAAATTATCAATGCCGCAATCCGTATAACTCTCGAAATCGCAAACGGACTGTTGCAGATGATGCCTCAGCTTGTTGAGGCGGGATTCCAGCTTATCAAGGGCTTGATTAAAGGCTTATGGGACAACCGAGCTCTTGTATGGTCTACAATCAAGCAGCTCGGCAAAACAATGCTTGACAATTTCAAGGCTTTTTTCGGAATCCACTCACCGTCGACTGTTTTTGCCGATATCGGTAAAAATCTTATCCTCGGCTTAATCCGTGGATTAAAAAATTCGCTGCATCTTGCGGTCAATTCCGTCAAAAATCTCGGAAGCTCCGTTGTAAATGCCTTGCGAGACAAGCTCGGAATACACTCTCCGTCTACGGTTTTTGACGAGATCGGCGTATTCAGCGGAAAAGGATTTATACAGGGCTTGACCCGCTCAATGCAAACGGTGCGTAAAAAATTCGGCGATCTTTTGCCGACGGACACTGACGGCAATGTAGGCGTCAGCATAAAAGCAGCTGCAAGGAAAAACCTTGACACGTTCGGCTCGGCGCTTGGTATATCTGCACCCTCAACATCAGGCAAGGTTTTTAACTTTAATATCAATATTTCCGTAAGTGGAGCTCCGGGAACAAACTCGGAACTTGAAAACACTGCTGAGGAATTGAGCAGACAAATTTACAACAATGTCAAGAGAAAATTGGAGGCGTTTGCGTAATGAACAAATTTATTTTCGGCGGATTTGATTCCCACGAGGACTGCAAATTGTACATAGAAAAGCGTCCGGCACCGGCAATCCCTCAAAGAGACACAACAAAAACACACGTCCCCGGACGCTCTGGGGACGTTATCCAAGATAACGGGTGCTTTTTAAACGTGACACGCACATATAAGGTCGGCTGTTCCGACATTGACGGCAATTTTGCTAATATTAAAAAAATGCTCGCTCAGATCGGATATCAAAAGTTAACAGACAGCTACGACCCTTTCTTTTACAGATTTGCCGCAGTCCTCAACGAAACATCTTTCGAAGAGGATCTGCTTAACGTAGGACACGCAAATTTGACTTTTGATTGTGAGCCGTACAAATATGACATCAGCGGAATAATCGCAAGATCGGTCTCTGCGAGCAGCTCCGCTATGACAACACTTAATAATCCATATGATTATCCTGCGCTCCCAAAGTTTTATATAACCGCATCTGCCGGGACTCTTCTAACAATAATGATCAACTCAAAATCATACAGCTTTAAGATGCCGACCGCCTTCACAGAAGTAAATATTGACAGCCGTTCTGAGTCGTGCTATTCGGTGTCTCACAACCTTAATTCAGGATATAACTCGGACGACTGGCCCGAGCTAACTCCCGGAGAAAACAATATTTGCGTTCTGAATGCGAAGAGTGCAAAAGTCTATCCGTATTGGAGGACACTATGACACCGATTCTTTTATCCGACCCGGATACACGGGTCGCCTTTTTGAAAGATGCAATAAAATGTGAGGTCACGGAAGCAAGAAACGGCATTTATGAACTTGTGTTAGAGTACCCGGTCTCCGGAAAATACTTTAAGGACATCGCCGTTGAAAAGTACATCAAAGCAAAACCTAACATCAAAGGTAAATTCCAGTTATTCCGGATCTATTCGGTGTCTAAACCGATTCTTGGTACAGTCACCGTCAACGGAGAGCACATCTCATATAAGTTGTCACACTATCCGATTAAAACACTCGCCCCGTCAAAGACAACCGCCCTCGCAGCTATTGACAGGGTCTTGTCTGCGGCAAACGAAAACATAAACGGTCCGCATAAATTTTCCGCAGATTTCTGCAACATTACAACAGTCGCACAATTCGGCGCCGAATTGTGCTCGGCTCGTGCGGCTCTTGGTGGAATAAGAGGATCTGTGCTCGACTGCTTCGGCGGCGAATATGAGTTCGATAATTTCAAAGTTAAGCTCCATAAATCTCGCGGCGTCAATAAAGGCGTATCCATCAGATACGGCAAAAATATGACGGATATGAAGCTCACACTTTCGGTTGAAAATTCTTACACCGGTATTTTTCCGTATTTTACCGACAACGACAAGACAACAACCCTGACCGAGGGAACAATACACGTCGACAATCACAGCGGAATTGACGAAAGAATCCTGACAATGGATTTCACAAGCTATTTTGATGACGGAGAAGAGAAAAATGAAACAACTCTTCGCGCTCACGTCCTCGAATACCTCGAGAACAACGATATTAACGCTGTTGATGGATCTATGACCGTTTCGATGATTGATCTGTCAAAATCCGCACATTCCGGGTATGTAACTGTGTTCGAAACTGTCTCGCTCTGCGACACAGTCAAAGTCATCAACACTCTGATGGACGTTTCCGTCACGATGAAAGTTGTTAAAACCGTCTACGACGCAATCGGGGAAAAATACGTCTCGCTCGAGCTCGGCACACCCAGTTCAAACTTTGCAGATGTTATAAAGCAAACCCAGCGAACAGCCGATGAAGCATTAAAAAGAGCCTCTCAGGTGCCTGACACTTCGGCGCTCGAGCAGAAATTTCAGGACGAGCTTGACGATATGACAAAGAAGATTACCGGAGCCTCAGGCGGTCATGTTGTGCTCAATCCGTCAAAAAATCCGCAAGAGCTTCTTTTATTGTGTGACTCAGACAAGCTTGAAACGGCGCGAAAGCTGTACCGTTGGAACTCCGCCGGTCTTTCCTACTCTCCAAATGGATACAACGGTCCGTACACTGCGGCTTTTCTCGGAGACGACGGAAAGCTGATCATTAACAATGTGACAGCAAGAAGCATTTCGGCAAATTTGATAAAGTCGGATACCATTATGTCGGACAGTGGAGATCTGCTGATCAATTTGGTTAACAGCCAAGTTGTTAGCGGTGCGATATCCGAAACGAAAACTATACTTAGCTCAGGTCATTTGGATTTGTATTATGGCGGCAAGCATTCTGGCCGCATCGGTCAAACTGCAGATAATCACATTGCAATTGAGGGAACAAACCCAGACGACGGAAGCACAAAAATTACAGATCTTCACATCCTTGATGGAATTTTATACACGAATTCAAATCAAAGAAACTTATTTGCAGGTTTGGTTCACTGCCGAAAAGTTCAATATGCCAAAACGGCATACGAATTTCCGGCTTTTCTCAAAGTTGGAATTGGTTCAAGAGCTTCAAGCCCAACAATAGCTATGGAGCTTTGGCCTAATAGTACGGCCGGAACAGCAACAGCAAGAATCGATGTTTTTCAAAGAATGTTTAACGCAACGCACTCAGAACCTGATAGCGAGGGAAATCGAACTCTCAGTTGGAATGATTATTGCGATCTCGATGTTGCCTTTTCGAGACTCGGAATTGACGCATCAGGCAATAGAGCAATGACGACAAGAACGCTGAGAATAACTAACGAAGGATATGAATTTATAACAGGCAGAATACTCGTTAATGATATTGCGATTATTACAAAAACAAATAGTACTACCGGAAATTGTACCGAGTATTATTCGTTAAAAGATAAATGTATCGGTATTGAAAACAATTTAAAGTCGCTTACAACGAACTACAACAATCTTGTAAAAGGATACAATGATCTTGTAAAAAAACATAATCAATTAGCAAAAGATTTTGCTTCATTAAAGAATAAAGTAAATACTTATCATCCATGACAGAAAGGAACGTAGCATCATGACTCTTGAAGAAAAGATATCATCAGTGAAAGCGGAAATTGACGAAACGGTTTCAAAAATTCAGCAGCTTGCTCAAATACAAGATCAACTGATCTCCCAGCAGAATAAGCTTGTTGGCAAGCTGGAGGCTCTCACCGAGCTTGCAGACGAACAGGCCGAAAAAGCTCAGCCGACGGAGGGTCAGGCAGATGAAAAAGACAATAATAATTAAACCTACGCACGAACTTGTTGAAAAAACTCAGCGTAACACCTTGCGCAGCAATGTCATCGGTGTCGTGGGCGAGAAAAACTCCACTATCCTGGAATTTGTCAAACCGTCAGATATCAACGGTGACAACATCGAAAATTACACAATGCGAGCTGTCCTTAACAACAAGTCTGGAAGTTACGTTGTTGACATCACCGGCACCGAGCTTGTTATCGGCCCTGATCTGACAACAGACACTGAGCTCACCCTCGCCGTCCAATTTCTAAAAGATGACAAGGTTAAATGGGAATCATTCCCGCTTAAGTTTACGCTGTTTCCAACGCTTGACTTCGGTAAAAACATTTTTACCGAGCTTGTGGAGGCGGCGTCAAAGCTGTTTGGGGAGGATCTGACGGGTGTCACAATCAGCGATATTGTTAAGCGGATCGCCGCCGCGAAATTGCTCAATGCCGGGGAAGTGACTGTTGACAAGACTTATGCAAATGACGTTGCAATAGGTCCTCCCGACGGTAAAAATGCCATATCTCAGGTCAATATAAAGGGTCTAAGCCCTCGCAGTATTGAAATTTCGTCGAATGGCTTTTATGGTACGGAAATCAATGTAGACCCCGACGCCGAAGCTGAATACTGGACGCAAATCTACGTCAATGTAAAGCCCTCATTGGTAGATTTGACCGTTACGCCTAAAGTCGAAGATGAAACATATTATGCGGCGAGTAGCGGAGATTTAAGTGCCGACGGAATACAGTCGGTTACAGTTAAAGCCGTCACAGCGGCAATAGACAGTAACATCAAGCCAGAAAACATTGTCGATGGCGTTACCATTTTAGGTGTCGCCGGATCGGCGGTTGTCGGAGATGCGGAAGAGTTAACCTATCTGTTAAGCGGGCTTGAAAATATTTTTGAACAGGAGGCGGTTGTATGACGGATGATATTAAAACACGTTTAGACACCCTGATCGCAAACGTTAAAAAGGCAATCACAAACATACCAAAAAAAGTCTCTCAGCTTGAAAATGATTCGGGATTTCTCACGGAACACCAAAGTTTAACTGAATATGCAAAAAAGAGTGAGATTCCTACAATACCTACTAAGGTATCTGCGTTTGAAAACGATTCAGGCTATCTCACTGAACATCAGAGTTTAGTTGAGTATGCTAAGAAAACCGAGATTCCGGCAGTTCCTACTAAGGTATCTGCGTTTGAAAACGATTCAGGCTATCTCACTGAACATCAGAGTTTAGTTGAGTATGCTAAGAAAACCGAGATTCCGGCAGTTCCTACTAAGGTATCTGAACTTGAAAATGACTCGGGCTATCTCACTGAGCATCAGAGTTTAGTCGAGTATGCTAAGAAAACCGAGATTCCGGCAGTTCCTACTAAGGTATCTGAACTTGAAAATGACTCGGGCTATCTCACTGAGCATCAGAGTTTAGTCGAGTATGCTAAGAAAAGCGAAATTCTCGAAAGTTTAGCCGAATACGCTAAAAAATCTGAAGTTCCTACTATTCCAGAATCACTTAAAAACCCCAATGCTCTAACAATTAAAGTTGGTAACGCAACTACAACTTATGATGGTTCGGAAGCTAAAACGATTGACGTCAGTATAGGCGAGTGCATTCCTTCATATTGGCTCACACACTTACAAACAAAAGCAGATAAAATTCGCGAAGTAATGGAAGCGGCCGGTCGTAATAAATCTGCGTTTTTGTTTTACACAGATGCACATTGGGATTATGGCGCAAAAAAAGCACCAATGCTTTTAAAGTATTTATATAATAATACTCCGATAAATAAGACAGTATTCGGTGGCGATATTGTAAATTCCGAAGGCACTGACAGAGATGTTATGAAGTATTTATGGGAGTGGAGAAAACAGGTTAGGGAATTGCCGAACCATCATAGCGTCGTGGGTAATCATGACGACGGAGCTGCTACAAACAACTTGTTCTCGACCGATTATATATATTCTTTCTTGTTAGCTGCTGAAGAAACCCCGAACATAGTACAAGGAGGAGACATGTATTACTACATTGACGAGCCTTGCGAGAAAACAAGATATTTATACTTAGATACCGCTTATATAGGTATTAATAGTAGTCAGACAGCGTTTATAAAGGAAGCATTAAAAACAGCTCCCAATAATTGGCATATTGTGGCAATATCACATATATGGTTTGAACCTGATTATGACCAATATAACGTTAGACCTATTCCTATAAAAGGCTATGGCGCAGGAGTAGAAAACCTTGTCAATTTGTTCGACAATTATAATGCAAGACAAGACGAGTTTTCAAGCTGTACGGCAAAGGTCGAATTCTGCATAGGCGGCCACTGTCATAGAGACTATACTGGTCGCACCACTGGCGGTATACCGATTATTCTTTGCGAAACTGATAGTCATCATAATCGAAGTGGATTAACCGATACAGTCGGCACCACCGCAGAAAGTTCAGTGAATGCTGTTATTGTCAATTATTCAACAGAAAAAATAAATGTGATTCGTATCGGTAGAGGCGAGAACTTTGAAGTTCCTTTGCATGCTTCTGTTACGCCTCCGGCTTCTTATACTAACTTAATACCAACTGCTATTGATATAAACGGAAATGTTTACAATAATTCTGGTTACAAAGCTGGTACCTATATAGATAATACGGATGGACTAACAGAAGTTGATAATCCAAGCTATTGGTGTACAGGATTAATCCCCATTACAAAAGGCGACGTTGTTCGTATTAAATATGTGTTTAACAAATCGACCTATAATGACCCGAATAATCATTATTACAGCCACTTATGTTTCTATAATGCTGACAAATCGTTCAATAGATTTAAGTATCTCGACGATTTCCTGAATAATAATTTTATTTCTGGAAATTACGAATGGTCGGGAACAAACTTCGAAGGAACTCTTACATTTACGTTTGATGGTGCTTCATCCATGTTTAATAACGCAAAATACATAAGAGTGTCCAGTGCATATTTAGGTAACAGTGCAAATGTGCAAACCAGTATTGAAAATGCAGTTATAACTATTAATGAAGAAATAAGTTAAAAAAATGGCGAACCATATTTAATTAAGGAGGAATCATAGCATGACACCAACAGGAAACAGACTCATTGATACGGTAATATACGTTGCAGGCTCGGCGATCGCATTTAATGTGGTCTTGCCGATTTTTGCACTAATAATCGAGTTCTTGAATGCTCTGATGTGAGGTGCAAAATGGAGGGAATCATCGCAGCAATCATCACAGGGTTCTTGTCACTCATTGGAGTAGTTATAAGTAATCGCTCTTGTAAATCTCAAATGACAGCGGAAATGTCAAAAGAACTCGAAAAAAATCAGGCAGTGACAGATACCAAGCTCGAAGAGCTTACAAGAGAAGTTCGTGAACACAATAATTTTGCGAAACGAGTTCCAATTCTTGAGGAAAAAGAAAAAGTTTCAGCTCACAGAATTGCAGACTTGGAACGCATTATTGAAAAACAAATTTAAAGGAGGAATTTGTATGAAAAAATTAAATCTGAAGGGAGTAACGGCACAGACATGGGCGAGAACAATAGTTCTTCTGCTTGCTCTTATCAGTCAGCTTCTTGTTGTTGTTGGTAAAAGAAGCGAAGCTATTGATGTAGACCAGTGGCAGGAATACGCTACATATATCTTGACCGTTATCGGCTCCGTATGGTCGTGGTGGCAGAATAACTCTTTCACCAACAAAGCACAGGAGGCAGACAAGGTATTGAATGGAGGTGATGACAATGGCTAAGAGAGTATATGTCGGCATCGGTCACGGCGGTTATGACTCCGGAGCTGTCGGCAACGGCTTCAAAGAAAAGGATTTGACACTTTCTATTGGCAAGTATTGTAATGAACGCCTCAAGCAGTACGGCATCGAGACAAAAATCAGCCGTACAACCGACTGTGACTCTTCAATCAACTCAAAGGTTGCCGCTTCCAATGCTTTCAAGGCTGATGTCTGCATGGATATCCACATTAACGCAGGCGGCGGTGACGGTTCTGAGGTTTACTACTCCCACGTTTCCCCGAACGGCAAGAAGCTCGCACAGTCTATTGTTGACGCTACACTTGCCATACGTCAGAATACAAGAGGCATTAAGACGAGAGTTGATGATGACGGCACTGACTATTTCGGCATGATTCGCATGACCGATGCTCCGGCGGTGCTTGTTGAGTGTGCATTCATCGACAACGCAACCGACATTCAGATCATCAACACCGAAGCAAAGCGCAAGGCGTTTGGTTATGCGATTGCTGACGGCGTTGCAAAGTATCTCGGTGTAAAGCTGCCGACCGCAAAGCCCACTACACCGAGCAAGCCGACAAGCGCAGCAGTCAAGATCGAAGCACCGAACCTCAAGGATTACCTCAAGGAAGGCGACAGAAACCTTGCTGTCTACTCATACAAACAGCTTCTTGCACTGCTTAAGAAGAAAGGTATCATCGCACAGGGTGTCGATAACAACGAGATTTTCGGCGCAGGAACAAAGACAGCCACAAAGCAGGTCCAGCTCGCCGCAGGCATAACCGTCGACGGCCTTGCCGGTCCGCAGACAATCCGTGCGTGCTACCTGCTGGCGGCGAAGTAAGTTTTAAAGATTAAATCAAACTTTAAAATAAATTTCAAACTTTATAAATAATGATCCCCGGATATCACTTTAATTGTGGTAATCCGGGGATTTTTGCGTTTATAAATGGTGAAAAATAAAATAAACCCCAAATAAACCCCAAAAGGGCAAAAGAAAAACCTTGAAACCACGTAGCTACGTTGTTTCAAGGCTATATCTTTG